AAGGTCGTAAATCACAAAGTTATAAACAATGGAAGTTTACTATAGATGGCAAATATAAACACACAGAATGTAAGTGAAGCTGAAGAAGCACTAAAACTTGCATACACAGACTTAATAGCTTTTGGTAAGTTATTTTTACCTGATGATTTTTTACGAAGTGAGACACCATTTTTTCATTACGAAGTTGCAGATGCAATAGATGATTTAGAAGTAAAACAATGTGCAATTATTATTCCTAGAGGTCATGGTAAAACTGTTCTTACAAAAGCCTCTATGTTAAAAGATTTTGTTTTTTGCAAAGATGATTTTCTTTTCTATGCTTGGGTATCTGCTACACAAAAACTTAGTGTAGGTAATATGGATTACATTAGACACCACTTAGAATTTAACGATAGATTAAAATATTATTTTGGAAATTTAAAGGGGAAAAAATGGACAGAAGAAGATATAGAGTTAAGCAATGGATGTAAACTTATTAGTAAAAGCAATGTCGCAGGAATTAGAGGTGGAGCAAAATTACACAAAAGATACGACCTCATCGTACTCGATGACTTCGAGCATGAAGCAAACACAATTACACAGGAAGCAAGAGATAAGAATGCTAATCTTGTTACTGCTGTTATCTATCCCGCTATTGAGCCTCATACTGGCCGCCTTCGTGTTAACGGCACTCCTGTACACTATGATTCTTTTATTAACAATCTTCTCAATAATCATGCGAAAGCTAAAAAAGAAAATAAAGAGTTTGCTTGGAAGTTAATTACATATAAAGCATTAATAGATAATGATACTCCTTTATGGGCATCTTTCTTTAATAAAAAGAAATTAGAAGAAAAGAAAAAGTTTTATTCTGATAGTGGAATGCCTCAAAAGTTTTATCAAGAATATATGATGGAAGTTCAATCCGAAGAAGATGCTATATGGAAAAGAGAACATATTAGATATTGGAATGGGTATTTTAAAAACGAAGATGGTGTTAATTATATTGTAAAAGATGGTGATGATATACCAGTTAATACATTTATAGGATGTGACCCTGCTACAGATATTGATACTAAACATTCTGATTATAGTGTTATGACTGTAATAGCTATTGATGCTAACAATGAATTATATGTATTAGAATATGAAAGACATCGTAGTATTCCTACTATAGGTTCTAAGAATCCAGACACAGGAGAAATTATAGGAAAGAAAGGTGTAGTAGATATTATTATAGAATTACATCAAAAATACAATTGTACATCATCTACAGTTGAAGACGTAGCAATGAATCGTAGTATATTTCAAGCAATGAATGATGAAAGAAGAAGACTAAACAAGTACGATATATCTGTAATACCAGAAAAACCAGGCGGAACACAGAAACGAAATCGTATTTATTCTGGACTTTCTGCTCGTTTTAGTACTGGAACTGTACATTTACGTAAAAATATGTTTGATTTAATTAACGAAATACTTACTTTCGGGCCTAAAATGGCACATGATGATACAATTGAATCACTTTATTACGCACAAATACACGCATTTCCGCCAAGTATGAAAAAAAGTAAAGATAAAAAGTCATGGTTTAAGCCAAAAAGAAAAGTTAAAAGTTGGTTAGTATCGTAAGGAGTATATATGCCTAAGTTTGGTAAAAGGTCAAAAGAACGATTAAGAGGGGTAGACGCAAGATTAGTTAGTGTCCTAAATGAATTAGTTAAAATTATGGATGTTACAATCATTGAAGGATTACGGAGTGAGCAACGACAGGAAAAGCTACTAAAAGAAGGCTCAACAAAAACAAAGTTCAGCAAACACATTACAGGAAAAGCTGTAGACCTCGCTCCATATCCTATCGATTGGAAAGACAGAGATAGATTTCATTACATGGGCGGAATGATTAGAGGTATTGCAAAACAATTAAATGTTAATGTTCGTTGGGGCGGCGATTGGGATGGCGATGGTGAAACAAAAGATAATCGTTTTGATGACTTAGTTCATGTGGAGATTAAAGGGTAATGGCACGAGTAACTAAAAAAAATAAAGCACAAGTAAATAAACAAATATGGGATAAAGTAAATAATTCTCATAGACATAGGTGGCAAAGTGTAAGTCAAAAAGGATATGATTTTTATCTAAACGAACAACTTACAAAAGAAGAACTTACAATGTTGGAAGAATCTGGAATGCCAACATTTACTATAAATAGAATAACTCCTATTATAGAAATAATGAAATACTTTGTAACTGCTAACGACCCTAAGTGGAAAGCAGTAGGTGTAACTGGAGATGATACAGATATTGCTCAAGTACATGCTGACATAGCAGATTATTGTTGGTACTTATCAAATGGTAAATCTTTATATAGTCAAGTAATACTAGACTCACTTACTAAAGGATTGGGATACTTTCTTGTAGATATAGATAGAGATGCTGATAGAGGAATGGGAGAAGTTTGTTTTAAAAGACTTGACCCTTATGATGTATTTGTAGACCCTGCTAGTAGAGATTTTTTATTTAGAGATGCAAACTTTATTCAAATAAGAAAGAATATTGCAAGAGCAAGACTTGTAAATATGTTGCCACAATTTGAAGCAAAAATTAAAAAAGTAACAAAAGGAAGTGATGTAGTATCATACTCACAAAGAGATATTGATTTTACAGATAGTATACAAGCAGAAGATTTGACATATGGTGTTAATATGGATGCTGAAGACGATGACATTGTGCCATACTACGAAACATATAGTAAGAAAAAATTTAAATATTATAATGTATATATAAAAGTTGAACCATCTCCTGCTCAATTAGATTTATTAAAAGAACAAATACAAGAAGTATTAGAATCTTTTAAACAAGAAGTAGAAGTAGGTTTAATTGAAAAACAAATGCAGATTGAACAACAAGTTCAAGAAGGTGAAATTATTCCAGAACGAGCAAAATTAATGGTTGAAAATTCTCAAAAGATGGGAGTTCAAGCAATTAAAGAAAAAGAAATGGAATTATTATCAAAAGCTCAAGACGAAGCTACAATTATTAAACAACAAATAATGTCAAATGCTGATTACAATATTTTAAAACAAAGTAAAGAAGTTCAAAAAAATATAATAGATGCAATTGAATTTTATGAAAATAGAATTGTAAAGACTGTAAGTGTAGGAGATGATACATTTTTATATGAATCTATTATTCCTATAAACGAATATCCAATTGTACCAATTTCTTATATGTACACAGGAACTCCATATCCAATGAGTGCAGTAACTCCACTTATAGGTAAACAACAAGAAATAAATAAAGCACATCAAATAATGCTTCACAATGCAAACTTATCTTCTAATCTTAGGTGGATGTATGAAGAAGGTTCAGTCCCTGAAGATGAGTGGGAAAAATATTCATCAGCGCCTGGAGCATTGTTAAAATATAGAAGTGGATTCTCTCCACCTACTCCAATACAACCAGCTCCAATTAATAATGCATTTTTTACTGTTGTTCAACAAGGTAAATCAGATGCAGAATATATTAGCGGTGTACCTAGTGCAATGATGGGATTTTCTCAAGACCAAGCAGAAACATATCGAGGGTTACTTGCAAATGATGAGTTTGGTACTCGAAGATTAAAAGCGTGGATGAATAGTATAGTAGAACCGTCACTTGAACATTTAGGTAGAGTATTTAAAATGTTAGCACAAAGACATTATACAGTTGAAAAAGTATTTAGAATTGTACAACCTGAAGCAAATGCTCAAGAAGAAAAAGAAGTAAGAATTAATATTAATATGTATAATGATTATGGTAAGGCTATTGGTAAATATAAAGATTATGCATCTGCAAGATTTGATATAAGAATAATTGCGGGAGCAACATTACCATTAAATAGATGGGCATTATTAGAAGAATATTTTAAATGGTATCAAGCAGGATTAATTGATGATATTGCAATGTTAGCTGAAACAGATATTAGAAATAAAGATAAAATTGTTGAAAGAAAATCAATGTTATCTCAAATGCAAAGTCAATTACAATCTGTACAAGGAGCAATAAAAGAAAAAGACGGAACAATAGAAACACTACAACGTCAATTAGTACAAGCAGGTATTAAGATGAAAGTAGGAGATGCGTCAAATGAAATACGAAAAGATGTTCTTGAAACTGAAGCACAACAAAAACTCCTAAAAGGAATGTTAAAAGTTGAGTTTGAGAAAATGAGAGACAAAATGAAAAACGACATGGAATCTGCTAAGCAAGACGTTGCTCAAAACGAGCAATCTTAATTATTGCATTTTAGATTTTATAGTTGCTAAATTAAAACAACCTAAAAATAGGAGATAGTATGTCAGAACAAGTAGGTAACGCTCAAGTAGCCCCCGAAAGTACAAACGTACAAGATGCAGTTATGAATAGCTCAAGTGATTTTTTTGAATCATTAGATAGAGAAGTTAATGGCGGCATATTAGACGAACAACAACAACCAACCTCGGTACAAAGCGGTAACACGCAGTCGAGCCCCAATGTAGAAGTTCAATCGCAAGATGACAACGAAGTCTTGCAAAAGCGATATAGCGATTCAAGTAGAGAGGCTAAAAGACTCAATGGAAAACTAAAAGAAATTGAACCTTATATGCCTATTCTAGACGCTATGCGTGAAGACCCTAATTTAATTTCTCATGTGAGGAATTATTTTGAGGGCGGAGGTCAGGCCCCACAATCAATGAATCAACAACTAAATCTTGATGAAGATTTTGTTTTTGACCCTGAAGAAGCATTTCAACAACCTGATTCCGATTCTGCAAAAGTAATGGGTGCTACAATCGATGGTATTGTACAGCGTCGTTTAAATAATACACTACAAACTCAAAAAACTGAAAATGCAAAAATGGCTAAAGAAGCTCAATTCAAACAAAAGATGAATATGTCTGATGAAGAATGGAGTACATTTACTGATTTTGCTAAAAGTAAGTCTTTAGAGCTTGAAGATATATATTACTTAATGAATCGTAAGAACAGAGATAGTCAAATTGCTGATTCAACGAGAAAAGAAATTCATAACAAGATGAGAGAAGTACAATCTCAACCTAGCACACTTGCAACACAAGGTAGTGTTTCTGTTGAGAAAAGTACAGACGATAATGTTTTTGATACCATTTTGGGTACTGGCGGCGAACTAGAAAAGGCTTTCAGTATATAAAACTATATTGTTAGCCATTAACTCAAACTAAAGAGGTACTAAAATGGCTGATGTATTCGGCATGGAAACATACGGAGCGTCTCCTGACGCAGGGCATAGTGGAAGCGCTATACCTAGCACAGGTGACCTTAGACGTAGATACAACTTTGGAGATAGGATTTCTGAACTTTCAATAGCTCAAGACCCTTTTTTCAGATTTGTTTCTTCCGTCGCAAAAAAACCTACGGATGACCCTCAGTTCAAATTTACTGAACAGAGACATTCGTATCACAAGAGATATGCATATATAATGGGATTCGTTTCTAACGGAGCTGATTCTTTTGCAGATGCAGAACTAGACCAATCAAACGTAGGTGCCGCTGTTAGTGCAGTTGGACAAAGCGTTGAACTTTATATGGCTACTGATTATAAATCAGCTGGTAATATAACTAGCGTTATTGGGCAATCATCTACTAAAGTTGATGTTGGAGCATCTGGAACTAGACCTACTTTTTTCCTACCCGGTCAAGTAGTAAAGATTCCTGTTTCAGTAACAGCTGGTGGAGGAGTAACTCAAACTGGTCACCACTTAATGAAAGTTGATAGCGTTATTGACGGATTAAGTAAAGATAGTAAAGAATGTGTTAAACTTGTTGGTAAAATTGTAAAATTTGATTCAGCAGGAAATGAACTCATGTCTTTTCAAGGTGATAACTTTACCGCAGGTGGTTCTGATGGAGATGGTGACATTGACGCAGGTGGTGAGCAAGTATATGACCAAAACATAGCAACTGGTCTTGAACCAAAGCGTTCTTATGTTGTTGGTACTGCTCATGCTCAAGGTTCTGGATACCCAGATTCTTGGAAAGACCAACCTTACTCAAGCGCTGTTGGATTAACTCAAATCTTTAAAACTGCAATGGCAATGGATAATACTACAAGAGCAACTGTTCTTAAGTATGAACCAAATGAATTTGCAAGAATTTGGAGAACAAAGTTAATTGAACATAAGTATGATATTGAACAAGCGTTATTGTTTGGTTCTCAATCTGAAACAGATGGTATACAATACACAGAAGGTGCAATTAGTTTTTGTACTAACTATGGAAACATCTTTGATGGTTCTGGTATTGGTGGAACTGGTACAAAGTCTCAAGATGACTTTCTTGATGATATGTCTCAATTCTTAGACCCTCGTTACAACAATGCAAATGCAACACTATTTATGTGTTCTACTGATACATACAATTGGATGCATAAACTAAGTGGATACTTTTCTGCTAACGTACAAAAAGTTGGTACACAATCAAATGGTATTGGTCGTGCAGACTTTAGTATTGCAGGTAGAAAAAATGTCTATGGTTTAGATGTTACTCAAGTCTTTACTCCTTATGGAGCAATGAATCTTGTTCGTAATGTACACCTAGATGGTTCTGCAGTAAAGATACTTGCTATTAATATGTCTCAATGTGCTTACAGACCTTTGGTTGGTAACGGATTGAATCGTGATACAGCAGTATATGTTGGTGTTCAGACACTTGAAAATAGTGGCGTTGACCGCAGGGTTGATTTAATTCAAACAGAAGCAGGAATGGAATGGCGTATGCCTGAAGCTCATGCTGTATGGAAATAGGAGGTTATAATGTCTAAAAATCCTTTATACGGTTCAAATAGTTATGATAACTCTGCTATTGTTCAAACTCTAAGTGGTCTTAGTCCAGTTGTACTATCAGCTGACACTACGCTAGATTTAGCGAAACATAGTGTTCAAGTTGGTAAATACATTGAAATAAGTGCAGATGCAAAAACTCTAACTCTTCCCGCAGTTAGTATTGGAGCTTCTTATATCATTGTATGTACAGCTAAAGATGGTCAAGCGTTACTTACAATATCCCCTAATGCTAGTGATAAGTTTTTAGTTGATATTGCAGGAGCAGCTGGTACAAATAACAAAGATATTATTCTTGCGAAAGCTAGTCAAAAAGAAAATAACTTTGTACATCTTATCGGATTAAGCGCTGATGGATACTTAATACATAATGTATCTGGAGTTTGGTCAGACGAAGCATAGTAACTAAGTAAATAATATGTGGGGGATTTCGGTCCCCCATGTATAGGAAATAAAATATGGCAACAACAAATATAGCAGATGAAATAGAATTAATTGCTCAAGTAACTACGGCAGATAATAAATTTATTGTATCTGCTCAAAAAGCAGTTTCTTCTAGTATACCAAAAGAAATACTAAGGTGGGCAACTTCTGAAACAATAAGTGCTACACACGGTGGAGATGATAGTCCAACTTCAATTACTCTTCCTGTTGGAACAGATAATATTATTGCAGTAAGAAGAGATATTTACGATGCTGTAGAAGCTACATTAGAAGATAGAGCTTGGTTAGAATCAAATAGTGGAAGTTTAAAAAAACCTACTGATTCATTTCCAAGATATTATATAACTGCTGAAAATCAAATAAGAGTTAAACCTGACCCAACGTCTTCAAAAACTGCTCATGTAACATACATTGATTTTAGTAAATTTGATGATGATTGTGATTTAAAAAGTGCAATTGTATATAAAGCATCTGCAAACGAATTAATGGTTAAAGCATCAATATCAGTAGTAAATTCAGATATATCTTTACAATCTGAACCAATTGCTCCAGAAGTTCCAAGTTTTACATATACGGATGTAAGTATTCCTGATGTAGATTTTTCAATATTATCAATTAACGATATGGCATCTCTTAACGTATCTGCTCCAGAATATGTTGAACCTGTAATAAGTTCTCCTGATTATTCGGATGCAAATAATTGGATAAATAGTGAAGAAGATAGTGAAATGTCTTCAGCTAGAGTACAAGTAATACAATCTCAAATAGCAGATTTTAATTCAAAAGTACAAGATTCATTAAATAGTTTTAATCAAGAAAATGTTGCATATCAAGAAGATGTACAAAGAAAAATTCAAAACTTTAATAAAGATACTCAAGAAGCAATTCAACAATTACAATCAGACTTGTCAATTAAAAATGCTAACTTATCTAAAGACCAACAAGTAAGTTTGCAAAATGCTATACAAAATTTTCAAGCAGAAGTACAAGAATACTCTTCTAAACTTCAATTATATTCTAGTGAATTAAATTCTTATCAAGGTAAAGTAACTGAAGAAGTTCAAAGAAAACAAAATAAATTACAACAATCTCAAACATATTTGGCAGAAGCAGATAAATATTATAATTGGTATTTATTAGAAATAAAACAATATATAGAATCAAATAGTAATATGATTAATAAAACATTAGCTATTCAATCTATGTCAAATAGGAGATAGGAGAAAAAAATGGCTGACAAAGCAAGAGGAAAAATAAGTATGACACCAGTTGTAACAATAGCAGCTGATAGTGATGCTGATGCAGTTGATGCTATACATCACGATATAAAAGGTTCGTTAGGGGGTTCTTTATCATATACAGCTGTAGATGCAAATGATAAATGGTTTTACGCTCCTAATGTAATTGTAACAGCTACTTCAGAAGAATTATTTGCAGATAATAGTAATAATACTGATTTAGTTGGTGCAAGTGGAGACCAAACTAATGGACCTGATGAAGCTATAGGAGCTGCTTTAGAAACAACAGATGGTACAGCTGTAGATACTGATGTAGATGTTTTAAGATTTATATTTATAAAAAACACAGGAACAAGTGATACAAATAACACATCTACTACAAATAGTGTTTATGTTTGTTTAGATAGTACAGCTGCTAGTCATTCTGCTAAATGTGTAGAAATAGCATCTGGAGAAGCTTGGATGTCAAGAATAAATGTTAAAGTAGACCAAATACATATTATTACTGGTCAATCAAGAGCAGCTGGTACATCTGCAACTGTAAATGGAAGTACTTCTGTAAGATGCACAATTGCGGCTATAATAGATGATGGAGCTTAAATAATGACTATTTTAGAATTAATGGAAAGAGTAGGTACTAAAAATGAAACACTTACTATTGCATACATAAAAGATGCTATACATTTAATACAAAGTAATACAAAAGAAAAAATTAAAGTAAGTAAACAAGATGTTTTAAATGCATCTGATAGTGATGATAATGTTTATAAATTATCCGCTGATTTAATTGCAATAGAAAATGTAAGTATTTTAGATACTAGTGACAGTAGATACAAAAAAATTAAAAGATTATCTAGTCAACCTCATTACTTACTTGAGGATACATCACCATGAGTAGTTACGTAGATAAAGAATTTTTTTACTACTTAAGAGGTAGAGAACTTTTACTTTATAAATTATTAGGAAGTAGAAATAGAACTAGAATAACACAAACTGGTGTTCTTCAATCTTATCATAATGAATTAATGTATCCAGATGAATATATTGAAAATGGATTAAGGGTAGAATATACTGCATTAAATGAACCATTTATTGCAGAAGCTTTTGAAACTACAAATGCTGTATTATCAGCAAATACAATAAATTTTAACCCTCAAGATATAAATGATAGTGGAAATAGATGGTTAACATCTGGATTTGCAACTGGTGATAAAATAAGAATACAAGGTTCTTTGAGTAATGATGGTGATTATACTATACAGGATGCAGGCGCAAATAGTTTAGTAGTAGTAGAAACTATAGTAGATGAAGCAGTAGGTCAAAGAATTACAGTTACACAAATACCAAAAGAAGTAGCATCTCCTGATAGTACATCTAGTATTAATCTTAATAAGATGTTATGTCTAGCAGTAGTAGATTATGTAAAAGCAATGATTCACGAAGAAAGAGGAGAAATTGATAAAAAAGAATACTACATAAAAGAATTTTATAGTAAATTAGCAGACAATGAAAGCAACAAGAGAATAATATCTTCTGCTTTCCCAGTCTCGCCTTTTGCTGTGAGATAGTAACCAATATGACCATGAGAATTGTCAAGCTCGGTAAGTCATAAAATAGGAGAAACAAGATGGCAAATATAAGAAAATATTCAGTAAGTGAATCAAATAATGTAGCATTAGGTCAAGCAGGGTGTCTGTTTGAAGATGGAACAGATGCAATAACAGGTAAAAAAATAATAGGTATTCAATTTCTGGAAGATGTTACATTTACAACATTAACCCCTGAAAGTTCTTCATATATAGGAACTGCAGGTGGAAACGGAGATGCAATAGATTCATCAAATACATTTCCACAAGGAATTACAATTTTTGGTAATTGGACTGGATTTACTTTAGCAAGTGGTTCAGTTGTAGCATATCTAGGATAAAATGCTAGGAATATCTAGTAGTTTAGTTAAAGGTGGTGCATCCCTTTTAACATACGTCAAGGACAACCTCAAGTTATACCTCGATTTCAAATCAAGTAGGTCA